TCCTGCGATTGCCCCTTCGTTTCATATGTGGCGCTTGACTCATCCATTAGCTATTGGCTCGCTTTTTCCGTTTGGCTTCGATAATTTCAAACACTGACATATTCATCCGCACGCCGCCGCCAGGCAGGACTTGCACATCAAGGCGGTCTGGCGTTTCGTGTTCGGCTTGCTTGGGAACCCAAGGCCGCGACATACAGCCATAGCGCGCCTCGTCCGCTACGTGGTCTTCGGCGCTGGTGTCCAAATCTTCCGGCTTGTCGGGGTCATGCTGCAAAGCCGGAACCGTGCGTATGAAGTCCTTGCACGTATCAAACACGTACAGCATGGGGCGGCCATCTTCCCCGCCCTTCATGCGTGCGCGCATTTGATCCCAACCGCCCATTGCGCCGCGTTGGGAAACGCGCTTGTTGTCCGCACGACGGAAGGCCACGCCTTCTTTCATCATGCGTTCGGCAATGCTTGGCCCGCCATCTACAGCGAACGCTGCGGGGTCTAGGACGCCGTATGCGATGGCATCGCCAGCTTCCTTGGCCTTTATGCCTCGGGCGACTTCTTCGGCTGTGAGTTTCAGGCCTTGATTGGGGCCGGAAGCGCCGTACCATTCACGATAGCGAACAAGCGCTCCGCGAGGTATTCGGACCCCATTTCCGGCGTCAAAGGTATCTCCTGCAACCGCCCACCATCCCACACTAAATGGAGCTGCGCTTCCCCAGTCTGCCGATCTAAAACGAAGCCAATCTTCCGGAATCCCGAAAGGCTTGACAACGTGTCGCTCGGCTGACCAACAGTCAAAAAACGCCCCCTCAATTACGGACCAGTCGCCCTCAAGCCACGCCCGAACAAGTTCTTTTGAACCTGACTGATACAGGTTCGCGACATACTCAGAACCGAGAAAGCGATTATCAATCAGCCTGGACGGGATGAATATGCGGCTCTTGCTAACCTTTTCACCCGTGAATGGGTTTTCAAACTCGTCCTTGATGATCTGCCAACCGCGCGGATCAGGATCAATGTATCTCGCCTTCACCCACTGATGGCCCGGCCCGCCCGGATTGCCCGTCGCATGGAACTGACACGGCACACCCGCCGCGCTGCGTAGCGTTGCCCTGAGCTTGTTGACCGGCTTAGGGTCTGCCCAGTGCGTCAACTCTTCAAAGAATACGTCCGTGTAACTGTGGCCCTGGTAATTGTCCGCGTCGGCGTCTCGTTCTAGGTATTCAAACTTCAACCGAGCGCCGTTAGGAAACCGCCACCACTTCTTCTGCTCATGCCACTTTGCGCCAATCGGCCCATAAATCTGGGCGGAACGCTCCATGGCCTCTTTCAAGTCCTCGCGGGTCTTACGAAAGAAAACCCCTACGCAGTCCTTGCCGTACTTGCTCGCCTTGCTGGCAAACTTTCCAAGCATCCCGTCAGTTTTGCCGCCTCCGCGAGCGCCGCCGAAGAATATCTCATCGACCGGACATTTGACCAAAGCAGCCTGCGGGCCTGCTTGCGGCGCCCATGCAAGTCTAGTTTGGCCGGTGTTCGGCAAGCCACTCGTCGGCGTCCTCGACGGGTTCGCCTGAGATGACGTAAGAGACATTCTGGTTGACGTTCTCCGAGCGGTCCACGAACATGCCCAGCTCTTTGCCGAGCAGTTCAAGCGCCTTGTTTGCTGGGCTTAGGTCGCCTGCCGTCTTGCCCAGTTGAACATTGTCGATTAGCTGTTCAAGCACCCATTCTTTGCTGAGTGAGACGCTTGCGGCGGCGCGCTGCTTTAGTTCGTCAACGCGGGACTGCACGTTGACATTTGTTGCTAGCCTTGAAGCCGCCGTGCGGTCCCCGTTATAGCCTGCCTGCCGGTATGCTTCCGCCGCGCTCATGCCTTGAGCTAGACCTTGGGCGAACTTCTCATGGCGGGAGTTTTCAAGAACGGCCATCGGCTGCTTTCAACTCGCCCTGCTTGGCAAAATCAACCAAATCTTCAGGCTCTTGCCAGTCTTCGGCTTTGATGCGCTCGATTTCCGAGGCCATGTCGGCGGTCATTTGCTGTATCCGCGCGGTTTGCTGGCGGCGCTTTAGTTCCTCTACATCGGCGGCAATGCGGTCTAGGCGGTCGGGGAATGGTCGCGTCATACGCTGCCCCTTTCATTCGCCCGGATCATACGGCGCTCTACCTCGGCGAAATGCTGGTCGAGGGAACGCGCGGCTATGTCGTGGAATTGAGTGGCGTCTATTCTGTACCGCTGGCCTAGTGCTAGGTGGAGGGCGGTACAGTAGTTCTCCCAAGCCTGATCTGCGGTAAGGATTAGAATGTCGCAGGGGACCGTGATAAGCTTCATGCTAGATCATCGGCCCCATCGCGAAGCAGAGCGGCTCAAGGTTCCACGGCCTCACAAACAAGATAGCACGCCCCGTAGGATTGCCAGGAACCGCAATAACCCGGTCTGCTGGTATCGTGTACTCACGGCCAATGGGCGCCCAAGCATGGTCACGAGGGCCGCCGCCTGTCACCGTGGCTGTTATTGAGCCGTCCGGGTTAGCCTGCCATCTGTCAGCGAATACCGCGTCAGCCTCGGAGCAACAGCGCATTACTTCGGGCGTGGACCACCATGAGTTTTGCGGCTTGTCCTGCGCCAACGTAGGGGCGGCTTGGGCTATCAGGGCGGCGGCGAATAGTGCGCGCATCATCTGCCCTCTTGATAGGATCGGCGGCACATCACCCCGAGGCTCAAGGGAGGGGACGCTGTTAGGGGAGGCCGCCGAACTGTATTGCCCATCCCGGCTGCCGCCGTTCGCATTTTTAGACAGGCAAACTCTGGAATCGAAACGCCCGACCTGAGCCGGGCGCACGTGTAATATTGTATCGGATGGAATCCTTGCATTTTCGCGGAACAAATGCAAGCGCCTTTTGATGCGTTTTCCACAGCTTCACTTTGGACGCGCGGCCCCACCAGAAAAGAACCGATGTTTTGAATATATAGCTTGCTGATCGACGGCAGACTCTTTGCAGCGCAACTCACTCCGGTCGGCAGACATTTGAATATCTAGAATGCCGCCAAACCCAAACGGGGCGTTTGCTGAGGCGCGGGCGATAAGCCCATCCCCGAACTTGCGCCATGCGCTTGCCTCAGAATATGCCCTAACTTGGCATGAAGCCGACAATTCAAATATTTGCGCTGTTGCGCCGTCATTTCCAGATTTGCGAGCATCTGTCCTTGCCGCTGGCATCTCACGCCGGTCAATCTGGTAGAAGCTAGGCTTGACACGTGCGGATTCAAAACGGACCCTTGATGCTGGCAGCTTTAAAATTGCCATGACCATTTCTGCCGCTTGGTCGCTGTTTTGCGCGCATACAATGGCCCTGCCAGTTTCCGCGCCCTCGCCGTGGACGATATAGGTGACTTGATACATTTGGCTCATGCCGCCACCTGAAACGGCGCTTCCTTCGCGCTCATCTTGGCCCGGTTGATCGCCACGATGCGCAGCCCGTCAATGGCAAACGGGACAAGCTCATTGACCGGCGCAATGCCCCTAAGCACAAGTTCCATCGTCGCCTTGTACCGGGCCTTGTTCTTGCCGTGGAAGCCGTACAAGTCTTCCTCTATCGAAAGCATTTCGGCTTTCCACTTGGCTTGCGTCTCCATGGAAGGCCCTTCGCCTAGCCCGGCGCTGGCGTGGTTCTCGTCCTGGGGTGCGCCCCAAGCGGCGCGGTAGAGCCGGACGATGTTCGCCCAGTCTAGGGCCGCGTCGAATAGCTCTTTGCGCAGCCCGTGACGGACGCAGAACCGGCCCACTTCGCTTTCAAGGCGCGGGTCATCCTTGACGGCAAAATCGCGCCTGTGTGGCTGGTTCTGGACGTATTCAGCTTCCATGCGCGCCTTCTTTGCTAGTATCTCGGATCGTTCCTTGGCTGACGGCTGCTTGAGCTTTCCGCAAGGATGCCTAGCCCCTGTTTTGCGTTTCGCCATTCTGTCCCCCTTGGTTGTTAGGCGGCGCATTCCGCTGCGAAATACGATTCAGGGAAATACCAGCCGCCGTTTTTATCCCGTGGCGGATACTTCCCATGCTCGGCGCGATAATCCTCGCTTGCTTGCGAAAATAACGGATGGTCTCCGGGCAAATATCGCTGCCCGGACTTAGCCAACGCTGCGTTGCGATCCTCAGGCGTCGATGAAACCAAGGCCAGCTTGCCCCCGTTCTGCGGGCGCTTCCGGGCCTCCCGGCGCATCCACCCCTTGAACGCGGAACCCCAATCCCGCTTGATCGCGGCGGGGCCAGCCGCAGCCGATGCCCAAAGCCGCAAGTCCTCGGCCATCCCGTCCATTTCGGAAATCGAGAACCCGAGCTTTGCGCCGTAGTCGCGGTCAGCCTGTGACGGATGCCAGTCGTCAGGCAGTCGCGCCCCTTTCTTTTGGCCCCCTTTAGGGGGCTTTTCTTTGGGGGATATATTTTCTTTTAGGGGGTCTGGGGGAACTTTCTTTTGCTCCGTCTCTGTCACGTCAGTAACGGGCGTAACAGCGTTATTAGCGTTACGCGCCCTATGCGTTGCCTGACGAATACGATTGCCCTCGCGCGCACGCGCCATCCGTTCCTCGTCTGCCTTAATAACGGCTTCAAGGATTTGGCTATCGGACACCCCGGCAGCCTTCAATGCACGGATAGCGGCGGCGTTAAGCCCCATCCTCTACCCCTCCACAAGCGCGGCGGCGGGGGAGCGGTACATAAGCGACGGGGGAGGATTCCAACGCCACGGCAAGCCGCCGTCGTGGTCAATCCGCTCCTCTGTCATTGAAGCCGAATGACCGGCCCGCTTAAGGTCGATCAGGTGGCAAAGGCTGGCCTCGGCTGGCGTCAGTTGCGCGGGGGATTTCTTCATCAGGTCGTCGATCACTTCGCGCGAAGATTTGCCAATTAGGACACTTGGCTTTCTCGCAGTATCAATCAAGGGGCGCGTAGTTATTCCAAAACGCCAGCGCGCGCTTTCCACTATTTTCTGATTAAAGCCATGACCGAGTGCGACTGCGATTTGTTCATCGCTCACGCCTTGGTCGTGCATTTCGGTTAGCATAGTAACGCGCTCAGGCGTCCACACGTAAGGCGAGCGCCGCTTGCAAATCTGTTTTCCACTACCCATTATCTGCCCTCCTGCTTTGCCAAGTCGCCGTCCAGAATGTTCTCAAGTAGGCTTGAGTCCTCCGCGATGATTTCGAGCAGCCGCGTGCAAAGCGTTCCAAACGCCACGTTGCGCGCGTCAGCCTCCATCTTAAGTTCTGAAACAGCATCGCAGCGCACGTTAAGTGCGACACGTTCGCGGGGCTTCTGGCTTCTGTTGTGGTGCGCTTTGCTGCTCATTCCGCCCCCATCTGTTCAGCCATGAGCGCGGATATGCGCGCGTCACGGGCGACAATTTTGATGACCTGTGCGACCTTCGCCCGTTCCGCGTAAGCGTTGCGGCGCTGCTGCAACATCTCTGGCGAGATGGCGGCTTTGGATGAATTGGCGAGGTTGGTTGTCTGCTCTGCGTATTCGCGGAGGTGCATCTCGGCGTAGCGGGCAAG